TATGGTAAGAAGATCAATGTAACTAGCCAAAAGAATTTTAGACGCTACGTTCAAATTGATGAACTTACAAACGCCGTTTATTTCAAAGAATTTGGCGATCCAAGGCTAATCGATCCGAAGAACGGTAAGGAAAATACTTCTCTTACCTTTGATACTTCTGCTACAGAAGTTATTCATCTATCAAGATACAATGCACAGTCTGTCTATGGTCTACCAATCTGGTATACCCAACTTCCTTCCATTCTAGGTTCAAGACAGGCCGAACTAACCAATCTAGACTTCTTCGAAAACAACGCTGTTCCGGCTCTCGCCATTCTCGTTTCTGGTGGTTATCTGACTACAGAAGCATTCGAGTTCCTACGTTCAAATTTCGACGCAGTAAAAGGCCGTGGTTCTGTAAACAAGGTTGTCGTTCTAGAGGCTAGAGGCGCTGTTGAAGACGCTGGCCAGAACGGTCTTGTTCCCACTCCTACTGTTCAGATGAAGCCTCTCTATGCTGAGAGACAGAACGACGCCCTATTCCAAGAATTCGATAGACAGTGTGAAGATAAGATTCGCTCTGTTTTCCGTCTTCCAGCCGTGTTCACTGGTCAGGCCAAGGATTACACCTATGCCAGTGCAAAGACTTCACTAGAAGTAGCAGAGAACCAAATCTTTACCCCTGAGCGTACCAAGTTCGATGAGCTAATCAATAACAAGATTCTAGCTACTTGGGACCTTCAATATTACCGTTTCCGTTCTAACACCGCTTCTCTAGTTACATCTGAAGATGTTCTAAAGGCAATCGAAGTATTCGAAACTGCCGGTGCTATGACTCCAAATATCGCTATCGGCATTCTAAACGAGAAGATGAACCTAGATATCCCTGAGATTAAAAACTTCTGGGGTGACATTCCGTTCGAAGTTATCAACTCTATCATGCGCGCTCAAGGTTCCGCAGATAAGACCAACTTCGTGGTCGATGCGTTTGAGCTACTTGAAGCCGAGAGTATTGAAGAACTTAAGAACTTCAAGCCTAGAGTTACGCAGGAACCACAGGCTGGTCCTGGCGCACAAGCCCCCGGTCAAGCTCCTAAACCTGCCACGCCTAAAACAACCAGAAAAGCACCTACAAGAAAAACACCAACAAGGGGCTAATTATGAAGAACGATCACGATACGGGTGTATTACAGTTTGAAATTCAAAAGGTAGATGAAACAAGGCGATTAGTCTTTGGAGTAGTCTATCAGCCTAACAAGATGGACGCTTACGGATGGTTCATGGAGCCTGAAGAAGTCGAGAAGATGGCTCATAGATTCATGAAGCTTAATCTTTCCACTGTCATCGATACCAATCATGACAACGTTCCAAATGGATCATACCCGGTTCAATCGTTCATCGCCCGTGAAGGTGATCCTGATTACGAACCCGGCTCTTGGGTTCTAGGCGTCAAGGTGGTCGATAACGCTGTATGGCAAGATATCGTTGACGGCAAGCTAAATGCTTATTCCATGGAAATCATGGTTAAGAAGACTCCAGCCACGGTTAAGTATGAAGTTGTCCCTACTCAAGTTGGTATTACAGAACAATCTGATGATCATGAACACTATTTTATTGTAGAAGTTGATGATAATGGCAGAGTTATTAAAGGTAGAACTTCAGTAAGTGCTGGACATTCACATGACATTGAAGTAAACTCTGTTACTCAAGAAACTAGCGGTCACTCGCACAGATATATTATTGGGAATTAATATGAACAGAAAAAAGAAGACCGTGGAAAAACGCACCTATGCACTTAAAAATGCATTTCCGAGATTTGTATCTATCGTGACAAGAGGCGCTAATTTCACACCATTCGCAGAACTTCGTTTCTCTGAAGATAGCGAAAAGTTTAGCGACGTAGAAATCAATCAAATCGTATTCTCAAAGACTCAATTCCAAAGCGTCGATGACGTAAAAGCCTACCTCGAAAAGAACGATTTCCAAGATTTCGAGATTAAGGAAGAAGCCGATACCTTCTTCGTTCCAGGCATTGAATCCGATAAGTTTACCGATATCCAAACTGTCGAATATGACGATGGCGTTATTTATTCCGTTGGCAAGCTAAAAGAGCCTGTAGCTGACGCTCAACCTGCTGCTGAAGTAGTTGACTCCACAGTTCTAGCCGCTGAACCTGCACAGGAAACAGAAGTACAGGAAGAAAAAGATGGCGAAGTCCAAGAACAAGTCTCCGAATCAGAACAAGTCGAAGCAGCCTCAAGCGAGGCCGGTGAAAACACTGTATCTGACGAAAGCTCAGAAGCAGGAAGCACTGAAGAAAAAGTAGAGGCCGAAGAGCCTAAGGCTGAAGTCACTGAAGAAGTTCAAGCTGAAGAACCAGCCGATGTAACAGAATCTATTCAAGACGCAGCCAAGAAGTTCGTTTCTACCGAAAAGTTTATGGTTTCGGATGATTCTTTCCGTTCTCTGATTGACGACGCCAGAGAAGATAGCGGTTTCATTTCGTTTGATCAAGCTGCTTATCTATTCCTGTCAGCTTGCTACAGCGCTCTTGATGATGGAGATATGGAACAGTTCAAAGCCAACTGTAACGATTTCTATGCTTTCGTCAACGCCATGATCAGCGCTACTCAAAATCTAAATTATTCTTCTGAGGAAGTTGTTCAAGTAGAAGAGTCCAGTGAGATTGCCGAACTTAAGGCTAAAGTCACTGAATTAGAACAAAAGATTGAAGAATTTTCACAGTCTTCTAAAAATACTATTGACGAAGAAGAAGTTATCATTCAGAATAGACAAAGTATTCCACAGAACGAACTAACTACCGTTGAAGAACCGGAAGTTAAGAAAGACCCTGAGACTGAGAAGTTTAAGGAAAAAAGAATTAAAAATTTATTTGGTTTGAATTAAAGGAACTATAATGACAGACACCAATTACAGCGTAGAAAAATTTACCGACCTTGCTGTATCTACACTAACTTCCGGTGGTGGCAAGCTTCGTCCTGAACAATCTGATACTTTCTTCCGTAAGGTCTTTGACCGTACTGGCCTAGTTAATGATGTTCGCTCAGTGCAAATGACTGCTGATACCATGAACATCAACAAGATCGGTCTTGGCTCACGTATTCTACGTGTCGCCCCTTCCGGCACTGCTCCTTATCTAGTTGATGGCGTAGGTGAAACCTTCAGCAACAACCGTAACCTAGCTTCTGCTGATCGTTTCAGCCCTTCATTCGAACAGGTCCAGCTAACCGTTAAGGAATATATGGCTGAAATCCATCTAACCGACGACGTAATTGAGAACAACCTAGAACAAGACGCTATCGTGTCAACCATTATGGATATGGCCTCTCAGCGACTAGCTCTAGACATCGAAGAAGCCGTAATTCTTGGTGATACCACCAACGGTGCTCTAGACGCTGTTCTACAGCTTCAAGACGGTGTTCTAAAGCGCGTAACTACCAACGTAGTTGACCTTGCTGGTGCTACCATTGGTCTAGATGCCTTCGCTTCTCTACAAACCGCCCTACCTACCAAGTATCTACGTAACCTCACTCAGATGAAGTATTACGTACATAACTATAAGGAACTAGCTTGGAGACAACAACTTTCTGGTCGTGGTTCTGCCCTAGGTGATAATGCTGTTACTACTGCTGCGTCAGTGCCAGCCCTAGGCATTCCTCTACAGACTGTGCCTCTAATGCCTCAGTCCAGCATTCTATTCACCGATCCTAAGAATATTATCGTAGGCGTTCAGCGCGATATGCGCCTTGAAACTGAGCGTATGCCTAGAGCTAGACAGACTGCATTCATCTTCACCATCAAGTTTGGTATCCAGCTTGAACAAGAAGATGCAACTGCTAAGGCTATCAACCTCGGCTAATAAAGTTTGGGGGCCTAGCGCCCCCTTCTTTACTTAATTTAGTACGATAATAAGAAAGAATAACTATGACTATTAAAATTAACGCACAATTTGGAAATGCCAAGGCGAAGACTGTAGAGTCAGTAGTTCTTGAACTTGCAAAGGCCCATTGCCGTACTGTTGGTGCTACTGTTTCATCTCTAACAGATAACTCTGGCGCTTCAGCCGGAACCTCAGTGGTTGCTCTTTCTACTAGCCTTGCAAACACCGCTGCTTCTGGTACAAACCTCGCCTCTCACGCCAGCGTAGAAACCGCTGTCGGCACTGTAATCGATGCACTTAACGAACTAGCTGTAAAGGCAAATGCTTACGCAACCGCCCTAGGCCTTAGCACTGTCTCATATTCAGGTGGTGGTGCTGCCGCAGACGGTACGATTGCTGCCCTTACCCTAACTTCAACTGGTGCTTCAACTGGCGGTCAAGCCGCTTCTGTAAACACTCTCTTTGGTGCTCTAAACAACGCTTTCTACAACGTCACTGTTGTTGTTAACGAAGTTGCTAAGGCTCAAGGTCTTGCCCAACTAGCCGTACCTGCTGGTGTTGTCGGTGCTGTATCTGCAATCACCAACTCTGCTGGTGCTGATGCTAGCCCTGGCGTAACGAAGGCTGC